ATATGTATAGTGATACTACAACAACGATAAATCTCTTACTTGCCGGTAGAGTTAAGTTTTTGTTGATGCCCACGGTTAGTCGCCGTGGGTTTTCTCGTTTATTCCTCTGTTATCTTTTTTTCAACCCAAATCTGTTGATTATATATATACAAAATATGTATAGTGATTATACAACAACGATAAATCTCAACTTGGCAGTCGGAGTTAAATTTTTGTTGTGACCCACGGATAACAACCGTGGGTTTTCTCGTTTAGTCCTTTCTTTTAATCTTAAGAACTTGGGTTACTAAACCCGATACTTCATCTATTTTGGTAAAATATATATACACCAATCCTAATGATATTAGTTCCTCCAACGCGTGGGTAATTTCATATGTTTCTATGCAAGGCATGTCTTTACATATTTCCTCAATACAAGTTCCAGCATCTAGATTATGTTCAATCAACATATGATTATCCCAATCTTCAAGATACTTTTTAACTATAGCGCAAGTTATTCCATATTTTTCTGCATCTTGAATATTGAATGGTATAATATCCATATCTCTAAAATTTATAACTCTAACCATAATTATTTCTTCTTAAACCCATCGGCTTTAGTCCACTTAAGCACTTTACTTTGAGTGTTTTGTTTATAATCATTTGCACAGTTATGCTTCATTTCGTATTTTTTTGGAAGCTGTTTCTTAAATTCTTGTCTCTTTTCTAAGAAAACAATAGGTTTTAGTGTATCTTTTATCCTGTTTTCAATAAAAGCTGGTGCTTTTTCACGGATAGAGTTAACAAGAGCTTTTTGTTTCTCTTTATCTTCAAAGGATATTAGGGGATACTGCACATAGTTACCCTTGTCATCTGTACCCGTTTTGAAGGGTATGTTAAAAAACCACCTGTCTTTTGTACGTTTTACATGTACTCCTAACAAATCAATACCTATATCAATAAGTCGTAGTCTTATTGTGCCTGTGTATTGATAAGCGTCTCTGTATAAGGGGTAAAAATCTATGATCTCTATGTTCATTAATTTTCCTCCCAATAAAAAGAAGGCATAAACATAGAGAATATTTCTTCTCCCATTTCTTTGCTTTCGTGCATAGCTTCACTAATTGATTTATTCATAGAATTTTGAAGATCAAAAGATGTTTTTCCCTCACCATGAATAAGCTTTTGTGTAGTAGGCGTTTTTATAAATCCTATCCATTGCTTCTTTATATCATCCCAAACTGTTGGGATACGCAAATAGACGTCGTCCTTCCCATCTAAATGTATACACATTTCCATGTAACTTTTTTCGTTCATTTTTGCCTTTTACAAAAAATCTATCTTTGTGATATGATAAAGAAAATCATATACGTCCTATACGTCTTATTTAAATCTCTTTTGGGACACTTTCTATGGGTGTCTTTTTTTAATGCATTAATTTTACAATAATCTCATCTTCTGTCTCTGTGTAGTCTACAACGCTTCTATGTTTTAAATTTCTCAGAGCTGTTCTAAAATTGTTTTTATTGTATAATTCATGCACTTGTTTCCACGTCATTTTAACGCAGTTGTTAGCATCCTGTTTTTTCCACAAAAATAAATAAATATGACATGTCTTATCAATGACCTGTCTCAGTCTATTTATAGGTGGAAAATCTAGGTACGTATCGTCGAAACTCTTATCCATTTTGTTAATATAAATTTATTCACACAAAAATTTCAACCATATTTATTTAAATAATCAGTTACATGCTAGAGTCAAAAATAAATATGGTTGAAACCATGGGCAAAATTTTGGGTGATGTGGTTAAAATATTACGTTTTTTATTATTAATGTGCCTGATAGAGTTTTTGTACATAACGCTAATCATAGGATATTTTTCATTATGTCTATAACCTACCTAAACCTACCGCCAAATCAACCAAAAATGTTATTAGCTTTTTTCTTGTTAATTCTTATAATTTTACTTATGATGCTCATCTAAAAGTTTAACCTCACCATTTGTCAATTTTTCGACATTTTTACACAGTTTTTTACCTGGTTTTATTTTATTATTTAATAATGCGGAAGCATAACCCCTACTAATATCCATCATTTCTGCAAAATCATTTACTTTCAAATTTTGTGTTGCTAAATAAACTCGTAAGTTCATATTACTCCTTTTTTTTACAAATACTACTCTAAAAAAATGGTTTTTGTCAACATTTTAATCCCGTCATTTTTTTAATAAATGTCACAAAATGTATTGATGTAAATTATTACGTGTGTCATAATTTAGACAAGAAGGTGAGGTTGTTATGGAAGCATTAGATTACGAATACGAAATATATTTAGATGAAATTGATGAAGGTGATGAGGATTATATGGAAGCAAAAGGTTGCCAAGGATGCAATGGTTGCTTTGATTGTTTGATGATGAGTTGGAAAGATTTTATTTGAAATAAGTAAAAAATAAATTACAGTGGAGATTTAAATGTTAGAGACAGAAAAAAGTTGGAAATATGCTACAGATTACGTGGAAAAGTCAAAAAATAAATACAAGTCTATGCAATCAAACTACAGAGAGCAAATGGTGTTATCTGAATTGCAATTTGCATTAGAAATTATATGTATAAATATGAGTGTAAGACACCCTGAAGCATTTGAAGAAATTAAAAAAGTATTACAAAAATAACGCTCATAGAGCAAAAAAACAAACAAAAAAATAAAGGAAAACACATGAACTTTTTACCAGAAAACTACGAAACACCAAAAGCAAACAATTACTATTTAAAATTACAAGATGGAGAAAACAGGATACGTATTTTATCTCAACCTATTATCGGCTGGGAAGACTGGATGGAAAAAAAACCTATAAGGTTTCGCATGAATGAAAAACCATTAAGACCGTTGGATCCAAAGAAACCAATAAGGCATTTTTGGTCATTTATTGCATACAATTACGCAGAAGATCAAATACAAATTATGCACGTTACACAAGCTAGCATTAGAAAAAGCTTGGAGAATCTTGTAAAAGATGCGGATTGGGGAGCTCCATACTTTTATGACATCAAAATCATTAGATCCGGTGAAGGCATGGAAACAGAATACACAGTTAATCCAGTACCACATAAACCAATTGATCCTGCAATTGTAGAGATGTTTAAAGAAAGACCATGCAATTTAGAAGCATTATTTACAAATGACGACCCATTTTCCCATGAATGGTCTACTTTTAGCTCACTAGGTTTTCCATTAGACATCGAAGAAGTTAAAAAAGAAATATCTATGCAACAAATGCAACTAGCGGTGGTTTAATGTATTTATTACAAGAAGATCCTAGATCAGTACAAGGGACGCCCGAATGGAGGGCGTTCCGCAAGTTACACATTACAGCAACAGACAGTGGAGTTATAGTTGGAGCCTCACCATGGAAGACACCAAAACAGTTATATGACGAAAAAGTGTGCAATGTTGACTTCCCATCTGATACTAACTGGCGTATGCAACGAGGAATTGATTTAGAGCCCATTGCTCGCGCTTATTATGAAAAGAAAGTAAATACACAGTTTACCCCTAAAATAGCTGTAAAAGAGTGGGCTATGGCTTCCTTGGACGGGGTTAGTGATAGTGGTGAAATTGTAGAGATAAAGTGTCCGGGTAATTTGGCACATAATTTGGCATTATCCGGCCAAGTACCAGATTATTATTACCCTCAATTGCAACACCAAATGTATGTTTGTGATGTTGATAAGGTAGATTATTTTAGTTTTGATGGTAACGATGGAGTTATCGTTCAGGTTGTCAGAAATGATGAATATATCAAAAATATGATAGAAAAGGAGTTACAATTTTACATGTGTTTACAAAATAAGACGCCACCATTTGAAGAAGAAAAATATGTAGATAGACAAGATCCTATATGGCAAGCATTAGCTAACAAGTGGAAGAATATAAAAAGAAAAAAGAAAGAAATTGAAGATGAGGAAGAAGCTATTAGACAAGAGTTACTCAAAGAAAGTGGTGAGTTAAACACAAAGGGATTTGGTTTATCTTTCGCAAACGTTGTAAGAAGAGGCAACGTCGACTACTCCCAAATCCCGGAACTAATGGGAGTAAATCTGGAACAATACAGGAAGCCTCAAAGCAGCTCTTGGCGTATATCGTAAAAAATGGGAGTCTTTACAGGCTCCCACGAAAAAATATTTGTCTTAATATACATTAATATTCGTGGGCTTTTTTGGATAGTTTTTTTATGACAGAAGCTCCTTTTTTTGCTTCTTTCATTTCTATTTTTTCGTGTTTTTTCTTAGATGGTGACTTTGTTTCTTTGGCTTCTTTTGCATAGTGTTTAGCGTCAGCTTCTAATTTTTTAGCAGCGCTAGACATAATTTTTTTGTGAGACATTTGTTTCCTTAATTAAAAAACCCTCAGAATGGAGACAAACTGAGGGTGAACGTTCAACACCGCAATAAATGCTGTGGGATGTCTATATATTAAATATTTTATTTATATTTGCAATATATTTTTTAACTTTGTTGGAGGTTTTAAAAAAATTCTATTACAACAATTTTACCATCTCCACCTGTTCCACCAGCTCCAGAATCTCCCACAGCTGATATTCCGCCACCGCCACCGCCACCGCCACCGCTAGGAATACCACCATTTCCTCCTGTTCCAGCGCTTGCGGCTGCTTTAACACCGCCACCGCCACCGCCACTACCTCCAGAAATAAAATAGCCTCCTGCTGCGGCTCCACTGGGTGCATTTGCCCCATTTCCACCATTAATAGTGCCTGTTTCTATACCGCCTAACGCCGCTGTATATTGAGCAACTCCTGATCCGTTAACAAACACACCTCCATTACCGGCCTGTTGAGCTGTGACCGCGTTAGCCCCAGATCCTCCAGCGCCTCCAATTGCTATAATTGATAGTGTATCGGCGACATTGTTCGAGGTAGATTGACCGCCATTTGTTGATGATGTTGCACTTGCTGAAGATATAAATAATCGCCATCCACCACCTGAACCTGCCGCTCCTGACGTTGTTGTACCTCCTCCACCGCCTACGCCTCCAGCCGCCGATGCATTAGCAAATGTAGTAGGATTTCCAGCAACTCCAGGATTTCCATTATTTGCATCTGTTGTTTGTGCAGCTCCTCCAGCTCCTCCTGTTCCGATTGAATATGAGTGTGTATTATCGAAAAATGAGTCTGGCCCTTCTAATAAAAATCCACCACCACCGCCGCCACCGCCGCCACCGGCTGATAATGCCGAAGTGCCCTTTCTTCCAGAACCACCTCCACCACCTCCACCCCATCCAAAAACTTTTATATATTTTGTGCGTGCGTTTTTAGTCCATGTCCCAGATCCAGTTGTATACGTCGTTATTAATGTAGATGCTGCCTCAGCTTGAAATGTGGGGTCACTTGATGCCCCATTAGATGTTAAAACATAACCACTAGTTCCAGGAGTAGCCACTGTAAATGCACTGTTTCCTTCAGCTATTACAATACCATGAGCCGTTAGCCCACTATTTGTTCCTATAGAGGCAAAAGTAGGGCTTCTGCCGTTTCCAGCTCCTATGAGCGTTTTACCTGCTGTTGCTGTTCCAACATTAGCCATATTACCTCAAAATGTTTCATAATTTGTACCGTGGAATAACATTTCCAAAGATTCGTAATTGTCTGAAAATGTATATGATGTTAATCCGTCAATTGTAGCAATTCCGCTTACTGTTGTAATTGTAATATCGTTAATAAAGGCTTGTCCCAGCCTGTCTTTAATGATAAATTGCCTGTTAGATGTTGGAGAATCAGGGAGCTGGATTATAACAGGGCCACCACTAGAATCTACAGAAATGAAGTAATCTGTAGGGGTTACAACATAAGTACCAGTGGTAACATTTGTATAAGCTGGAGCTATTTCTGTTAGATTTATAACTAGGTTGTTACTTCCGTTGGGATTAGCTACAACTTGTATCCCATTTCCACCGTTAATATTAACAATATTAGCTGCTGGAATGACCGTACCGCTATCAGTAACAAAGCTAGTTGGCACTGATGGTGGGAGGCTACCAGCTGATACACCTACATAAAATTGACTCATTTTTTATCCTTTTTAACGGTAGCCGATCATCTGCAAAAATGTTGGATTAGATGCGGTTTTACCCCATATAATCTGATATTTTCTTAGGTTAAGTGTACCTGTTCCCGATGTTTGTTCTGATCCATGATTAGTTTGAAAATCTACAATAAGAGTTCCAAGAGGAGGAATAAAATCATGAGGAGAAACGCCATCTAAACTAATATCTATAGAAACAGTTGTACTTGGATTCCAAATCTTCAATATTTTTACAGAATCATCGAAACCAGCACCATTTAAAGGCTGATAGCTTCCAGTAAGAGAAGCTGGGTCAAACTCGGCCTTCGTCACACAGTGAACATACATTACGTCTTCAGCCATCTAGCAGCCTTTTGTTTTCATTTTTTTAATTTTAGACATTAGAGACTTGTCTTCTTTTATAGATTTCTCACTTTCTTTTATGTCTTTTTTTAGATGCTTAGACACTTGGGGTTTCTTTTTCATTGGGAGCCTCTTCTTTTTGTTGTTCTTCTGCTTGCTTAGCTTGCTCTTCTAACTCTGTAGCAAATTTAATAACCTCTGCTCCAAAATCTTTTAAGTTACCGGTATTAATTTGCATATCGCACAATACGTGGAAGATTTTATCTCCCACGTTGAATGATTTAAGTAAAAGTTGATTAAACATGTGTCTCCTTTTTTGAAATCTTAGGTCTGTCTAAAAATAACATAATCAAAGCTTGATACGTCCGTTACAGCTGCTGCACCTAAATCTGTGTAAGAAGCTACTGTAAATGAAACACCAGCGTTAATTGTTGTTATTAATGATCCAAGAGCTGGGCTTGCGTTAAGAGCTGAACGTGTAACTATAATACGGTCACCAGCTGCAATATTTGTGTTATTAATAGTTACAGTTCCTGCAATCAAAGTTCCTTGACCAATAAAATCAGTTGCAGCGCCACCATTCATATAGATTTGAGTAGCTACACTAGATAATTTTAAGTTTCCTGTAATATTTACTGCACCTGATCCGGCTAGAATATTTGTTGTGGATGTAGTGTTGCTAGATCCGATAGACACTGTTTGAGCGCCTGCACCTGTACCAATTTTGATAATATTTGCAGAAGTGGCAGAATCACCTGCAATATTGATAGTTTTAATACCAGTATTGTTAGCGATGTTGATGGTTCTAGCTCCTGTTCCACCGTCAAATGTCATTGTACCCGTATTCACCCCTGTTCCTGAGAAGGAATAAGTAGTGGCTACGTCACCCTCTAAAGTGAAGTTACCAGTACCGGCTTTTAGAGCAAGTGAAGATGCTCCGTTATTAGAACCAATAGAAACAAGATTTGCTCCGGCTCCTGTGGCAATGGCTACAGTTTTACCACCAGTTGAGTTTGCGATATTGATAGTTTGAGCGCCTGTTCCTCCAGCAATAGTCATTGTGCCAGTGTTAGCACCAGTACCACCAAAATTGATGATTCCTGATGTTGTGGCAGGTGCAAAAGTGTAGGCTGTAGTTGCTGCACCATCTAAACTAAAGTTTCCTGTACCAGCTTTAAGAGTTAGAGCTGCTGCCCCAATAGTAGAACCGATTGTCACTAGGTTTGCGACCGCTCCATCGGCAATATGAACCACTTTAGCGTTAGTTGCGCCTGTTGCTATATTAATTGTGGTTGCCCCTTCACCAACTCCTAAAGCAAGGATATTTGTTCCAGAGCTAGATCCGACTGTGATGGTTCCTGTTTGGGCTGTACCACCGACTGTGATTGTACCTGTTGTCATGCCAGTTCCAACGTTAACAGCTCCAGCAGTTTGAACGGCAGCAATAGATACGGTGGTTGCCCCTGTTCCTCCAGCAATGATAAGAGCGTTTGTGCCAGAAGAAGAACCGAGAGTCATTGTACCTGTTTGAGCTGTACCCCCAATAGTGATTGTCCCTGTAGTTGTAGCGGCTCCTACTGTATAGGTTGAAGCTGCGTTACCATTTAAAGAAAAGTTACCTGTCCCCACAAGAAGAGAAAGAGAAGCTGCACCTGATACCGTTCCTATAGTCACTAAGTTTTCCACTGCACCATTGGCGATATTAACCGCCTTGGCATTAGTTGCACCGCTAGCAATGTTAACAGTTGTTGCTCCCTCGCCTGCTCCAATTTCCACAATATTCGTACCAGAAGAAGAACCTAGAGTAATTGTTCCTGTCTGAGCTGTTCCCCCAATTATAACCGTTCCTGTGGTAGTGGCAGCACCTATATTATAAAGAGAAGTAGCTGCACCGTTAACGACAAAGTTACCAGTACCCACATTGATTGCGACTGCCGCCGCTCCACCTGTATTTCCGATTGTGGTTACAATACCGCTTCCGTTACCGATTGTAGTAGTGTTATTAGATGTTAAAGTAGTAAATGCACCGGCAGCAGGTGTTGTTCCTCCTGTAGCTGGAGGAGCTGCAAAAACAGCTGCTAAGTTGGAAGGAGTTACAAATAAAGCTAGAGCAGGTGTAGAGGCTGTTCCTGCTACTGCTTCTGGATCTGTTGCTAATTGTCCAATACCTGCAACTGTTGTTGTTGAAACTGGAGCACCTGCAATGGCTAGAGCATCTGCATAAGCTTTTGTAGCTACTGGCTCACTATTATCTGTTAGAATTACTGTTCCATATGTTGTTGTTGTAGCAGGCTCTACGCCACCTACATCCCAGTTACCAGCTCCGCTTGTAGAGTAAATAATACCCGGATTAACAGAACCGTCCATCCATCTTGTGCCTGGATTAGCAATATCATTAGTTGTTGGCGCTCTGAGAGCTGTTATAAATTGTGGATAAACAAAGGCGTCGACCCCAGTCGCAAAAGGCGTTCCTTGGGCTAGATTGGTATAAGCTTGAGTCATAAAAAATTATCTCCATGGATGTTTATAAGAATGATTTTTTACGGTGGCGAATCCCGTTACAGCCACAGAGTGCGACCCTGTTGTTTACGCTAAATTGAGATTACCAATTAAAGATTTTAGTTGCTATAAAAATAAAGTAATTTTTCGTATTTATAGAGAATGTGACATGTGTTATAATTTGGACATACAAAGAGAGGTAAATAATGGAAAATTTACATGAATATACAGCAATCATAACAATTATCGGGGTCTTTATTGCTAATGCTGCTTTAATACTTCCTTTATGGTTATGGAATAGATCAGAGTCTAGGGCTGATGTAAGGAATATTGATTCTAAAATAGAGTCAAATAGACAAGAAACAAATGCTATTTTACAAGCCATTCGTGACGATATCAAAGATTTCCATGGAAGATTGTGTGCTATAGAGGAAAGGAATAGAAAATGATAAAATATATACTATTATTATTGATTGTTATAACTTTGGAATTTTCTTATATAATGGATCTTAGAGAGCATTGTGAGTTTTTACACAAAAGATGTGAAGAATCTAATAATAGATATTGGGATCACATTATGAATATGAAAGTTTAATACAATAAGGAGGTAAAAAATGAAAAAAATAACTCACCAACAGGTTGTAGATTATATAGAAGAAAATTACGATGAATTTTTTGCTTTAGCTTTACAAAAAGAAATAAGCAACGTTCTTTTCCCAGATCAATCAAAAGAAGAAAAGGAAAAGTATAGAGAAGAAGTTCTTTACGTTGTATCAGATGCAATCCAGCATGGAGTAAAAAGTTACTTAGAAGAAAACAATGATTCAATAAATAGAATGTTATGCGAAGAGGTTTTAAGTAAATTTTCTAAAACAAAACTACAATTATCTTTTCACAGTAATACGAACTAAAAATTTAAAAAAGGAGCGAGGTTTCCTCCCTGAGATGAAGATCAGGGTATCCACCTCGTCAATAAGATGAATAATTTATATGAAACAGACTGCTGTGCATGGGTAGAGGTACAGACTGAACTTTTAAAGAAAGGTTACTTTGACAAGCTAGATATAGAAAACATAATAGAGGAGTTGATTTCTGTGGGTAATTCTGAGAGAAACAAACTGGTAAGTCACTTAGTGATTTTAATGCTACATATGCTAAAGATAAAGTATCAGCCTGTTATGCACACTAGGTCATGGGATTTGTCTATAAAAAATGCTAGAAAACAAGCCATGGATACAATACAAGATAATCCAAGTTTAAAATCCAGTTTACATGCATTAATTAAAAGGGCTTATTCTTATGCAAGGTTAGAAGCTGCAAAAGAAACAGGCCAAGAAGAAGAAACATTTCCTGAGGTATGCCCATGGACTGTAGAGGAAATTTTATCATGAAAATATTTTTACTTTGTCTTTTATTTATTTCTTCTTTTTGTTGGTATATGTACACAGAAAATTTACATTCTGTAAATAAATCATTTAGAGATAGCGCTGATTTTTGGAGAAGAGAATGTAAGAAATTAGAAAAAATTAACTCATCCTCTGGTATTGATAACCACCATTCTTTATCAAAGCTGCCATAGCAGCTCCATGAGAGGGAGTGGAACCTTTTTTCCAAGTGTGCCAGGCGTTCGAGCCAGACGTTTTCGGCCCGACGGCTCCTCTACTAAACACGTTGAATATAAAGTCAGGCACTCCCTCATAACGGTACACTGGCCCATTCTGTTGCGGGTATTTACCTTGGAACTTAACAAATAACCTTTGACTTTCTGGGTCATAACGAAATGCGTTTATATTACTCGAATCGTGAGGAGCTGGCTGTAATGGTGGTATATTACCGCCTGTTGGTGGCGCTCCTCCTCCACCTTCACCCTGTGTGGTTACTTGTTCCGATACTTGAGCTTGCTCTTGTTCTATGGCGTTTATATTGCCTTCTTCTGCTCTTAACTCTGTAATTCTTTTAGTAACGTGTTGAATTACTTGCATTAGTCCAGATTTTATCTCATCACTCAATGGTTGATTACGTATGGAAACCATCTTCATAATTTCCCTGAGAGCATTCTTAAGCTGTTCTATTTTATCATTCATATTATAAAGTTAACGCCTTTTGAAAAGCTGCAAATAACTCTTCATCCCCACCTTGTCCACCACCTTGTTGTGGTTGCTGCTGTTGTCCTTGATCTTGTGGTTGCTCTTTTAATGCCCCACCGTAAATGCTTTGTAATATGTTAGACCATGGCGTTTTGTGATCATTCTGTAACTTCTCTATTATCTGTGAAAACTTGGGGTTATTCTGTGCTAATGCACCCGCTTGTATTAGAGGCCTACCCTTACGCACTTCTTGATCAATAAATTGGTGAAGTTCAGGGGAATATTGTTCTATGATATTCCGGTTTTCTTTTGGTTGTTCTTTTTTTATTCTATTATATTTTGCTTTAGGTTGTTTTTGCTCTGTTTCCCCTTTAATACCATTCTCTATTTTATCCTTTAAAAAACCTCTAACTTCCTCTTCATCGTACCCTTCATCCGTTGCTTGTTTAAAGAATTTACCCCATCTAGGATCAACTTTATTTAATCCAGACAAAGCTAATTTCATGGGAACATAATTATTTAAGAAAGGCATCACTCTAGAAACAGCCATAGAGGCTGCCCCACTTAATGTTTTCATAGGCCTTTCTTGAGCTTGTGTTATTGCATTAGATGCTTTTTGGTATGGTTGCATGTTATTTTCCCCATATATTTAATATAATATCATTCAAACGAGAGTAAGGAGCATCGGTTTTATCAAGTTGCTCTTGTTGATCGGGTGTTAGTTTGTTTTTTATTTTTTTAAATCTATCTAACACCATTTCCATATCATAATTTTTTTGTTCTAATTCGTGCATAATAGCTAATGGGCTTGATTTTGAAGTCATTAATGGTATGATTTCATTCATTGCTCTTCGAGTTTCTAATTTTCTTTTTTCACCTGAGAATGAATTTGATGGTAAATTTCCAAGCATAGGGACAGCATTATTTGGTAATGATTTTAATTTTTGAACTACACTATTTAACTTAGGCTCCCTATCAAGTGGTTCAGCAAAAGAGTACGATTTTCCCCAGCTTAAACCCTTATCACCTACAAGTAACTGTGCAAAATTTTTTGTTGTATCTTCTGCTTCAAATTGTGGCTGTAACGCTTTTATATTATCGATAACTTTTCTTGTGCCTTGAGGTGTATAGAAAGGAAGCCCCCAGTTAGGAATAGCGTTAAGATTGGAATATCTTTCATTAGCTTTTTTTATTTTTTTACTCATGTCAGCTATAATTGATTGTTCACTTTCTCCACCATTTTTAAATCTATCAATTGCTTCATCTTCTAATGTCTGTCTAAAGTCTTCTGGGAAGTTTGCATTGTTTTGTGTTAGTTTATCTTTTAAAAAACCTTTTATAGTTTTTTCTTCCTCTCTTTGAGTACCTAATACATTATGGACAGCTGCTGCTTGTTGTGATTTAAGTTGTTGTTCTTCTTTATATTCATTAATTGCATTAGTTATATCATGTCCATACTCTGCTTCATGTCCTTTATATCTTTTTGCACCTTCTCTTTTTATCTCATTAATATCTGCTGTGGGGATAAATCCCTTTAGATTTCTTTGTATCAATTCTGGATCTACAACGCTTGGATTTTTACTTTTTTCAGGAGAGTTTTTTTGTTGATTCTCTGCTCCTTGAATAACTGATTTGTTGTACTCTTCTTTTTTTTGTTGTTCTGCATTTTGCGCTTGCTGTTCTGATTCATATCTTTTTCCAATCGCATTATTTTGCATTTCCCTCTCAGATAATCTACCCAACGTTTGAACAAGTTGAGGGTTTTCAGCTATGGCATAATTACTATTTATACGTAAGTTTCTTTGCATCGGCGTCATCTGGCTCATATCTTCTTCACTAAGCTTCTTTAAGCCTGCTGATTGTACCCCCCTATCAATCTCTTTATCTAAACCTTCAGTTAATCCTTTACCTAAAGCAGAACCAAGTCTACCAAAAATATTTGCATTCTTTATTTTCTGTGCCATTATCCACCCCACATATTAGTTAACCAATTACCTGTCGCTTTTCCAACACCTTTTTTAAGTCCTGTTCCAACTGCTTCTATAGCTGATGGAATTAAACCAGGTGATCCAGCTTGAGTTTCCATATTCTGACTAAAATTACCGAGTCCTGCCTGTCCTATACCCTGTAACCCTTGAGCGCCTTGCTGTCTTAATTGCGCACGCAATGCACCTAATCTTTCTGATAGGTCAGTTGCTCCTTGCATTTGAGCATTTCTAAAACCAGAACTTGATAAACCACCAGCACCCATACCAGCAAATTGTTCCGACAATCCAGGTACAATATCTTCGTTATATTGTCTAATCATTGGATTAGAGAAAGCTTGATAGTCTGCGCTATTATCGCTTAATAAATTACGGTAATAGTCTGCTGTATCTCCAAAAGCTCCTCCAGCGCCTTTACCTTTACCAGATCCAATTAACTGATTATAGATATCCTCTTGCTCTGGTCTAAGAGTAGAGACATTATCTCTTTTGGCATTTGTACCAGTTAGAAAATTACCTATTGATTTAAAAAAATTAGCCATCTTAAAGCTCCTCTATGTATTCTATAACCGCATATGCTCTGGTATAAGCTGCTGCTACAGTAATGATTATATTTGTGGCATCATAGCTTATCGTGTCTGCTCCATTAGGTATCGGCTCACCCGTAAAGGCTACTGCATCAGTTGCTGCACCAAACAATTGTATTAACGTAAAATTCGCATTAACTGTTAGACCATGTGCCTGTGTATTGACCCCAGCTACAAGACCCGGAAACACTATTACCTTACGCAATATAGAGCGAAACTGTTGAGATGTACCACCTGTATTTTTACCCGGGATAAATGCTTTACCGCTTAATAACTCCTCATCTAAAAACCATCCAATTTCTCTTATATTTACAGCGTTAGTTATTTTCCTTAGTTGTTCCACAATAAAGGGTCTAGCATCCTCCCATTTCTCTGGTACTGCGTCATATACTGGTACGTAACTTTCAAAATCTTGACTGCTATTCATTTATACCCCTATTGCAACCCAATAAAATGGAGTTCCACCTTTATAATCAAATTTTGATTTTGTTATTGCGTCAACAGATGTTTGGTTAGAAGCTGCACCAGAAGTAATAATCTGAGTAAATACAGCAAAACAGCTTGTTTGAAAGGCTATATTTGATGTAGCAAATGTAACAGTTCCCCCACCTCCTGGAGTTAAAATAACGCCCCACTGACACAATATGCCTGAAAAATAACCAAAACCATTTGTGGATGCTTTGTTACCTGTTATTTGTTCACCATCACCAACGGTATTGGGTGATTTATAATAAAGCTGATGATCTCCACCAGACGGAGCATAACCGGGAAATGAATATATAGTTCCTGAAGTTGTGTCATCTGCTGGTTGATCCAATTGGTTTAATAGACTAACAATTGTGTGCTTACCGTTATTTGTAGGCTCAGAAAATAAAACATGGTTAACACCAAAAGATGTGTCTAGCTGCTGAAAGTTATTTTGTAGATTTTGGTAGTCTACATTTAAAGGAACCGAGCCAGTAGGCACCGCTGGATTATACGACATTCTTATCTCCTATATACTTGTCATCCTACCGGCTTTTCTAAGCCATAGGGTCTGGGCATCTATTTGAACGCCCTTTGTTTGTTGTAAATTTGACATTTGTAAATTTGAAAATGTGTATTCAAGAGTAAGAAAGTTTGCTCTTGTAGCACAATAAACACGCTGCCAAAATTTACTTCCGTCTATTTGGCTTAAACCAGGTTTTGAAGTGGGAATTACAGAGTTAAAGAATGTGTCGGGTGTCTTAGTAAATGGGTTATTATTTATTGTATTTTCAGGGTATTTATTAGATACAGTGCTATCGTCATAATCTAGGTATACATTAAGTGATATTTCTCCGTTGGATGCTGCTAGCAAGATATCTAAGTAACCCATCTGAATGTTTTGTCCATCATCAATAAAGTTAAATTTCTTACTCTTTATGTAGAAATTTTCTCTTATTTTTATTAGTCCGCCACCTGTATATGTACCAGAAGGGGTAGCTATTACTTCAGTTTGAAAAGCATCTTCTGTAGAATCATATTCATATATTTCAAAAGTATTAGCTCCTGTAACCACTATTCCAAATACTGAATCATTTAAGCTTGAGAATGGTGAAGTTAGCGGTATAGATGTTATTTCTATTACAAAATTTGTCTTCATATTGTGGTTAGGAGAAGTGACTGTGACAGTAGACCCTTGAGTTAAATTAGAGATAAATAAGCTAACATCGTTAACTGATAATTGATCTAATATCTCTATAAACCCCTGCTGATTACCTCCAACAATAAATGGATCTGCTTTATCATCACTAGTCCACGAAAACAAACATTCTATCCACGGAATTGGGGTGTTTAGCCATGTTCTATTTGATTGAGCTTGATATGTACCAAGAGCTGTAAGTGAATCGTTAAATGTAGCCCATGAATCATTCTCATAGTTATATAAAAGCCTTATGTTAGGAAATATCCAAGAACCAGAATTTACTTCACCGTCATAGAAAGAAGTTAATGGAGTTGTCCAAAAGGCTAATCTGTTAATAAAATCTCTAACACCTTGCACACGCAATGGGCCATCATTTAATGAATTAAATTTGTAAACAAAATCAGGGATCTTTATATCAATCCTTTCAGATGTGTAACTATTGCATTCAACAAGCCCCTTATCACCTACACCCACTAAAGAAGTATCAAACTGGACAGAGGAAAAAGTACCTTCTGTACCCAATTCACTGTTAACTCTTTCAATTTGAAAAGGAGCAATAGAACGACCAGTATAACGTAACTGCCAAGTGCTACGCTCGCAGTAAATAACAAGGTTATCACGTACAAAACCAATAGAAACAATATCTTCGCTAGTTGGAATATCAAGAAAACCCCCTTGTCCCCTTACATCATCTCTCCATGAACCTGCCGTTGAATTTGTTCCATCGTAATGAATAAATGGGTTACCAATAGTAGACCATCTGATTCTATTTGAATATTGAAGTGATCCTGTTGCATTTGCTCCTTCCCAAGTATTAAATACAACCATTCTTCCACGAAATGGAAGCATACATAACCAATTAGTTAGAAATTCTGTAGCATTTATTTGAGACCACGGTGAGTTAACTGTTGGTGTTGTATCATGATAAAAATCAACCCAAGACACACCGTCTGTAATCCTTGGCGGATCTGCTAATGAGCCAAAAGCCCCAGTATTATTTGTTACCCAAAAAAGCTTTCTGTTTGTTGTAGTAAATTCTGTTTTATAAGCAGGGGGAGCGGATGTTGTGGATATAATTTTAGAGCTTACCCAGTAATTAGTAGACCAGAAAAAATCTACTCCAGAAACGCTAGCAGCGCGTGCATTCCATGTAGTGCCAGGTATAAACTCTTCAAATTTATCGGTTACCGAATTAAATATATAAGCATAGTTTTGATCAAAAAATAGTGTCTGGTCATTAATGTCAGGAGAAAGCTCTCTTATGCGGATACCCATAACAGGAAGACCAGGATAATATTGAATATCTTTTAGAGGCTGTGATCCTGTAATAGTTAAAACGCCTGTTGTTCTGTCTAATACACCAAATGGCCCCAAGCCTGCTATATTCGTCAAAAGATTAACGGGGCTAGCTCCACCTGGATCTTGAAAGATATCGCTACCAATAACAAAATAAGCTATTCCTGGTTGAATTGGTAATGGTGTTATGTTGATAACTGCATTACCACCCGCATCAGTCGTTCCTATAGTTTTCTGTAATCTACCAAGTAACTCAAAACCTTTTTTTCTTAAAATACGCTCACGCCACACATAAGCATTCTGTAAAACAGGATAGGCGTCATTAGGTAGCAGGAAGTTTTCACGCTCCTGAATCAAACCTTCGTGATAACCTGTGATCTTGAGTGGCTGATATCCTGTTGCCATTAAAACCCTGCTCCTATTCCTAATGCTCCACCAACTCCGTATCCTGTTTGAGTGGTGTTAAATAGAGTAGTGTTTGGCATGCCAATCTCCTCAATAGATTGCCTCTCTAGCACAAGAGCTTCCTGTCGCATAAAGCCTTCGTTTAAATTCTGCACCCCCTCCATGTCTTGCCTTTCACGCAATATTTCCATGGCTGCTCCATAGGAAATATAATTACTCCACATATTAAGTATTGGGCTTTCATTTTGATCCATAAATTGAGAAGGCGTTTGGAATGCCTCTATTTCCACTAAATACACGTTATCGGGAACTGGCCTTATAGTTATCTCGTTATTCCAAAATAGGGCATTGTATGGCCTTCCTACGTTATACGTTGCAGCCCACACGTTAATCATAGTTCCATCTGCTGGAGCTACAGGAAAATTAACGGTGATAGAAGTGGTCACATAATTAACGGTTCCGCAATATTGGTTAGTTAATGGTGAAGGCGGATAAGCTGTATAATTAGGGGGTGTTGGATTTGAATTGGCATTGTTTTGTCCGCCGAGAGGTGACAGCTGAGGGATGGCTGGTTTTTGAGTATTTGTGTTATCTAGATATACATTATTTCCCACGGTGTTTTGTTGTACGAATAACAATCTACCCGTAGTCGTATTGCTTCCTATACCATAACCATTAACAATAGCTCCGCCATCATCAATAATACGAATAGGATTACCATTAACGTCAACACCTCCGATGACAAGCTGGGTGCTAAGTATACCAAAATTAGGCTGTGGGAAAGGATTTTGGTTATTACCAAATAAAGTAAAAGTGAACGAAGTTGTGACACCATCTCCCCCCACAGGCTGAAATTGTGTTGGATAACGTGGGTATAAGTTAAATAATTGATCCCTATTCTTAAAAAAGTTACCCTGTATGCCTTCAAAGTAAACAGGGGCACGGAACCCTTGATAACCATTAACATCTACAGGGTATCTATCAACATTAGGGATAGTTAAAAACTTGTACACAGACCGTTGTTGGTCTATTTTAATAGCGTATGGAAAATCCTGCGAATAAAATCGGTTGACCGCGTCAGCGATGTCCGCACTTGATAGAGCAGATTCACTAGCGGACGCAGTTAAGCGTCTCACTTTCTTCTCTATAAATGTGTAAGTCGATGTAGCTTGAGGGACAGCAACCATTTTATACCTCTAGTTAAAAACCAACAGCAACAAATTTATGAAGATATTCCCCATCCTCATCTCTATCAAGTGGCTCTCCCTTTTGATCTAAGGCAGTATCACCACTAACAAGCCCACTTCTCTTCTTCATAATTTTACTTTTATCATTCACTTCGTTTACCAATCCGAGAGGTACTTCATAAACTTTGCCCGGAATGAAATGCCAAATTTGAATAGGGTCACCAGCATATTTACAATAGGGTTTAGTAAGTCTTTCATGTCTCCCTCTTGAATTTAAGTACTCTGCTTTAACAATGCGTGAATCTTCTTTTTTTTCTGCTTCTAATTTCTTTTTATGCGCTGGTGTCATGCTTTTAAAATCATCAAAGGGAACGCTATTTGTAAGAGTGTTAATAAGGCCGTGCATCTCGCCTGATGCTGTTGCTAATGTTAATTGCATATTTAATCTCCTAGTTATTAATGTTGTTTAGGCTCTGAAAAGGAACTTGCCGTGATGTATTGTTAAATTCCAAATTTCTAGATCCAGCAGGTGATAAGCTTGCTGGTGTTACACTTGTAGCTGAGCCATCTACAAATGCGTCGAAATAATTAGAATCAATGTCTAATTGCATAGTTGTTGAATCTACAGCCAGTATCTGTCCTACCAATCCATTAGCTTGATACATGCCCCATGTTCTAGGAACTGTTAACCGTACTAGCTGGTTTACTTTATAGGTATTTGAGCCAGTGGAGGGAACGGTAAACGTAACTATCATGGGATAGGAGCGCGTTATACCCGTAATAAGTAACATGCTCGGTATCTGTATTGTGCCTTTAAGGTATTGGTTAGGCATAATTACTATTTTAATCTAATAATTTTAGGTAGATTTTTATGTCCTTTTTCAGGTTTACCCTTATTTCTAGACATTTGCTTCATCGACTGTTCCCCTTGTTTTAGCTTTTTCAAATCTTTTTTTGTGGGTTTATCCATCACATAACCATGAACTCTTATTGTTCCAGGTTCTAACTTCTTTTTTTCTTTTTTCATATTTATCCTTTAAAAGAGACCATATTCCCAGTGTCGGCAATATGGTCTACAAGTTACTTACGATCAGTTCTCTAGCTTATATGCTAACCAATTTATAATATCGCTAGCCGCGCCTGCCGGAGCTTGGGCACCACCCCCGAGATACATATATGGAGTGAATTCACCGCTTCTAAAACTTTGGTATTGAAAGTTATACCCAGTTTGAACACCTGTAACAGGGTCATATTGAGTAGAAGCACCAGCTGGAGCCAATGTAGCAAATAAAGCAGCTGTTGGAGATGCTGTAGATGCTGGGAAAGCAAAAGTATTGAATGCTGAAGAATTAATATCTACAGTCATTGTATAATTTGCTGCTGACATAGCTACAATTGTTCCTGTTAGCTGATCCATTTGGTACATTCCAAAAGAATAAGGAACACTAAAATGAATCTTCATACCCACAACATAATATTGAGTTGGATCAACTGATGTTCTAACAACTGCCTGAGTTGCTTTTGTAATCTCAGTGATATACAAGAACTGTGGATCTACAGCTGCGTATTTTGAAATACGTCTTGTGTAACCAGCAGTTGCCGCAGCTGCAAACCCTGCCGCACGTAGACCGATTAGAGTGTAATCGTTAGCGTTAACAGTAGATATTTGAAAGCTCATACCAGCAATTTGTAACATGCCAGTTGTGCTATACAATTGGAGAATGTCTCCAGCTGAATAACCGTGACCTGTTTGAGATACAACCGCTGGGCTAGCTGCTGTAATAGCTGTAATAGCTGCTGCATTCTGAGCCTCTACAACGGGAGCAACGTTTACATAAGTAAAGCCACCGCTTGAATAGGTGCTTGTTAAATCAGAAGTTGTTTTAACTGTTTTAATACCACCGCCAGCAGCAGATGCTCCTGCTCCAAACTTGGAACCAAACCACTTACTTTTGGTAACTGTGTTTGGGTTGGTAGCCGCTATCTGTGTCATATTATACACTTCCATGTAATCCGCAGAAGATGGAATAGGTATCTTAATACCTGCACCTGTAGAGGTGAAGGAATCGCCTGTAATAATAGTAAAAGCCATATACTAGCCTCCCTTATGAAGGTAGATAAGTGGTCACGTTAAGACCGCTAATCCAGTTCTGATTAGTAATCGCGCGAGCGATAGCGAATTTCGCATACAATTGGCTGTTTTGAGCCACAGAAGATACAACCCACGGTGGACGGTAACCAATGACAGCTGTGTAATTGTTTTGTTCAATTTTGGCAGCTGCTTCTAGTCCGTACATTGGTATTGTATAAACTGTATTACCTCTCATAGAGATACCAGGAATTTTTGCTCCTTTAGAGGAAACAAAGAAACGGAATCGGCTAATAGAGCAATACTCTTCTGGACGCAATCCTTCTTGTGTTGGGTAAGCAGATTTAAGCAATACACCTTGTACTTTCTGTAAGTCAGAAGATAAGTTAGTGTTTGCTAACGCAATGAATGCATCTCTAACACCAGCTGTACCGATTTCACGTGTAGCTTCTAGATTAGTTAGCATTGAACGAGCGTCGTTACCAAGTAGAATGTTTTCTACGTTGTTAACGTCGTTAAGAGATAGGTTAGATGGCTGATCACCATTCAAACCGCCTGTTGCGTTGATATAGGAAACACTAGAAGCAAACAAGTCTCTCATCAAGAGATCTTCTTTCTCACGTAACCACTGTCCTAGCAATGCTGTGAACTTGGTTAGAGTCTTGCTATTCTCATACAATATTACCTGTTCATTGGTCACGATAGACTTGGCGTATATCTCCATAGTCGCATCGATATCTGTACGAACTGGCACTTCAGAAGCAGGGTCAATACCTGAGCCATCAAGCTGTCCACCATCTGTTGATAGACGCTCAAAACGGCTCATACGTGTTGTTTTACCGACATAACTTTCGGCATGGTGAAGATCAACTCCAATGGAGTGGATCAAGTTGAACATAGGTGTTGACAATAGGTCTTCTGCTGCCTGTAAAGGAAGCTCAGGAGACATATTGTTGATATTGGTAATACCAGTAGCCATTATAGCCTCGCGTGGTAAGGTGTTTCCTTGAGTGACGAACTCAAAAAATCAGTCTTACGCGGGCGAGGCGTATGTACAGCCATGAGACTAGCGGATGTCTCTAGATATACACGCTATATGTAATGTATCAAGTTAATTATTTATTATCAATTTCTTCTGGGATAAATCTGTCTAAAAAAGAAGCAATAACACCCAAATAATACATTGCGCGTTTTATATCATCATCTTCCCCTATGTATCTAGCTATATCTGTTACCCTAGTTCTAACATATTCAATATCTTTTATTTTCATCAACTTAACCCCTTGAGGCTTTTTTGCATTCGGCTCCAATTCTCTGCCCTTCTCTCTGCTGTTAACCTTGCACTACTTACACTTTCACCGCTTGGTGTCATGGTAGAGCCAGACATAGACTTTGGTTTATTTTGATTAATTTCAGCCCTTTGAGCTTCTTTTTTTGCTGTTGTTGAGTTTGGAACAAATTTCTTAATAGCGTGATAAACATCTGACCATGTATCGAATCCCTCACCTAACCTTTTTAATGGCCTTACTATCTCTGGGTAATGGTATTCAAGATAATCAAAGTTTTCATCTGTTACTATCTTTTCAAAATCGGGGTATGTTTGGTTTAACCGTTGGGGATATTCCCTTTGTTCCTTTTCTCTTCTTTCTTTTTCAATAGCTGCTTCACGTGCTGCTAATGCAGCATTCACTTTCTTCTCTATTCGTTGCTCTTCTGTCTCTTCATACTGAAATGCACTATTATCTACTAAATTAGTAGATCCTCCTAGGTAATTATTGGGCTGCTTACTAAACGCCGCTTCCATTGCAGCTCTTAAAGCGGCTGCCTCAGCTTCTTTCTCTTCTGCTCTTTTTTCAGCTAATCTCTTTTCCTCTCTGGTTTTTTTCATTTGCTCACGGTAAGCTTTCCAGTTTGGGTTTTCTGGTTGCGCTTCTTCTTGTTGAATCAAACTTGCATCAACTTTTTGTTGATCCGTATTTGTGTCAACTTTTTCTTGAATTACTTCAATTTGTGGTATATTTTCAGGTGTATTATTCACGGAGACCCCTTTATGGTTGATAATTTAGACGAAATGAAATTGGAACATGATTTAAAAATGCAACAAGTGAAAGAAGAGGTGTTAAGAAAGTTAACAGAATATAGAAAAACAATGTCATATTTATATGCGGACGCTCCCATTACTGTGCTTTGTCTTCCTCCTGTTATACAAAAATCACTACTCGACCATGGCTGCTTGCGTGTCTACGACCTCTTTGATCTCGATTTTACTAAAGTCAAAGGACTCGGCGATTCTCGTATCAGGCAACTTACATCCTGCCTTGATCAGTTCCTCTCTATGCTTTGATATGTATTCTCTCTCGGATAGCATGTCTATGTTTTGATCGTGTCTTATGTAATCCCAGAATGTGCCGTTATGAAATGCGATACTCCACGCTTGCATAGTCTCATATTCTTTGGGGACTACAGGCTTCTCACATAGCTCAGCCATTGTGAATGCGTTAGGCAACACCCATAAGCGCTTAGTTATCTTGTCTAGTGGCTTGTTATAAAGGAACACAGCTTGATTTGGTCGTGGGGATGGTAAGTATGGCCAAGCGTAATACTTTATACGCTTTAATCCATGAATGAGGTTGTCTGTAGCGATTATACGAACAATACAAAACTCATCTTCCATGATGATATTCTTGTGTTTCTCTATGCAGTCACGTAATTGCTTATCTATGTCATGGCACATAGCTTCACCCACTTCACGTGCTAAATACTTTGTGTTGTCTTGCCTAGCTTTCTTAGCTAATACGCTAGCTGCAATGGGATGTTTAGTTATCAACTTTATCTCTCCTTACCCTATTTGTATATTTAAATTTCTCCAAAGTAATTTAATTCCTACCATTCCAGATTTGTTTATATTATCCACTGATTTATCTAGATTTTTACTATCTTCAGAACCATAAAAAACTTTTTTTACTGTTTGCGGTTCGTCTTTTTTCATTATCTCGATAATGGTATTCCATTTCGGGAGAGTTTCACTACTAAACTGTATCCATTCATTCATTCTGACTCATATTTCCTTTTTTCAATGATCACACTCTTTTTCATAACATTTTTGTATTAATAATGAGTCTAATTCTTTTTTAACTCTATAAATCCCATCCATACACTTAAATTCTATAAGATCATCAAAAATACCTACTTCAATTATTTCAGAAGGTAACTCAAAACAACCAAAGCTACTATTGAACCTTTTACCCATAGTTAATATTTTCTCACTCAATGGTCACACTCGTTAGTTTTAACATGTGTACATGGTCTTTTACGTGGCCCCATTGGGTTAAATGCGTCACGTGGATTAGGAGCGCCATCTGGTGTTAGATTCATGTTAATCTCCCACTGCTCATTAGGTACAGCTCTACCGCTACCGTGTTTGATAACGTCTGCTGTCCTGTTCTTTAGGTAATCAGGTGCATGGTGTACTTTTTTCATATATATCCTAAATTAAAGGGTTAGACCATCCGCCTGACTTTCGTCATTTACGTCAATTCGCAACCTAACCCGTATTTTTAATGTTTTGCTTTATGTGAACTAACATATTTATTTAGTTTAGTCACACCTTCTTTAAGATGCTCTGGATTGCTCATCTCTCCGGATGTGTATTTAACATCTGACATACCTGGTTCACCTGGTTTATGCTCCCAGTGTCCTTCGTTAAACTGTGGCATTGCTGCCTTTGTTGCATGTGCTTCTTTACTGTGTGCCATACTTTACTCCTTAGCCTATTTGGCTTTATTTAATAAAATTAATCGTCAAAATGATGCTCAAATCTAATTCCTGTCATTCCTTTTTTACGAGATTTAGGCAATTTTTTATGAAGTTCTCTCGCTTTTTTATCTACACTTTTTTTAGCTTCTTCATTTTTAATAGAACCCTTCTCTACTCCAATTCTATTTTTAATAACTTCTTTTTTTAAATGTCCAGACAAACGATTGGATCTTTTAGCGGATGCTTTAGGATCAACTCTATGCCCCTTAGATGTAGCTTCACTTATTGCTTTATCTTTTCCTATTTCTTTAGCTCTTTTTCTAACTGGTTTTGCTGTTGATGCCATAAAAAATCCTTTTCTTTAATTGTCTAATGTAACATTAGTTACAATTATGACATATGTTAACTTATTAAACAATAATCATCCTGCCATTGCAGGTATTTTATTTAACATTTCTTCTTCCCTATCCATCTTATTAGCCTGCTTAATAGCTTGAGCGTGCTCAAAAGATGAACGGAACTGATTGAATTGCAAGTCCTCTAACTCAACCATCATTTTGACAAGATCAAGATCAGATTTCATGTTCTTGTGCTCTGCTCCAGCTTGCAGATCGTCTGCTTTTGCTTGTGTTTCCTGTATCTTAGCCATATTCAACTTGGATTTAGCAAACAGATCCATAATCTTCGCGTTATCTATTTTTTCTTGTTGCTGAGCTTGCTGTTGCGCTTGTTGCTGCTGTCCTTGCATCTGTTCTTCCATATCTGCAATAACTTGTCGTTTATTGGTAATGAAAGCAGCCCTGATAATTGACTTATCAGAAATCTGGATTCCGAGTTCTTTAAAGTGTAGGAGTTGCTGAAGTTCTGTTTGACGTTGCGTAGTGGAATAGTTACCTTCCTCCACTGCAACAGCATATTTTTGTGAGTGAGAAGTAAAGAAACGTGGATCTGCATCATGACCCAATATGTTTTTAATCTTACCCTTACTGAAGTTTTTACGAATGGCTTGAAGCCTGATTTTTCCATATAATCTTTGGGAATAATCAAGTTTGTCAAATATGGTCTGTAAGGTGGTGAGACCAGCTCCCTGCCGTAGCATAGATAATATCCCAGATTTATCATCTGTCGCTGATCCCAAAAGCTCTTCATTAACACCTGATATTTTAGTAATATCTTCTGCTAAACTGTTTGATAATTCAAGTAAAGATTGAGGAATAGATACTGGCTCTATCCTTTGTATCTCGTTGGGTAAGTGGCCTGCCTTTAATGGAATTAAGAAGCCATCCCCACCACTTGTCTGTCTAAATGCTTTAGTATCTGTTACCACATCAACAGGATATATCCAACCAGCGTTTAAAGATGACTGAAGTAACTGAAGCTCAATGACTTTTCTTAAATTGTATAAAAATTGAGAATCAATTAGCCCAGCCACTATGCCCTGTTTACGCCAAGCATATGACACAACATCTTGGTCTACATATGTTTGACAAGGCACAAAAGGGTATGCGTCTATCCCAAGTAAATTTTTACCATGATATACAATATGATCACCTAGCTTAATCACAAGCTTAGTTGTGGGTATTTGTACATTCTGTACTTTAAGCCAAGGTTGCTGTCTCATGACTTGATCTAGCATGTCATCGTCTTCTGTCTCATCCTCATTCCATTCAGTCGTTTCACCCGTCATTGGGTCTAGGATGATTTTACCGGGTCTTGAGGTGGCGTAATAGAATTCGTCATAGGAAAACAGTTTGTTTGTAGCTACGTTTTGTAACTCAGCTTGCATGGGAAAGCGACCATCTTTCATGCCACCTGAACGCATCTTATCTATTTCTTTGGCATACCCTGGGATAAGCGTCTTAGCCATTTCTTTAGACACCCAACGTCTACGCCATATCCCGTTACAGTCAGATAAATCTTGCTTGCGTGTGTAGGAATCAATTAGATAATTATTATAACTTACAGCGTCAGTAAATAAGTCACCTGAGATAGGATCGAAAGTATAATCAGGGTATATATGTAATAGCGTCTCTCCTGTGTCAACTGCACCCTCAAATGCTTGGGATAGATATTCCTGGAAGCCGTCTCTATCATCGCACCAACGCATCACTTTGTTATAGTCATCGGCTACTTGGTCATCCTGCTCCCCTACAGGAATAGTGATAGTGGATTTCCGGTTTTTACGCTGAAACCCACATATCATATTAACGTGACGGCAAATCAAGTTAAAGAAGAACTTTTGTGCATTTTGGTAATTACTACCATAGAATTGGGACTGTAGTTGCTGATCGCCTACTTTGAAACGCTTTGCTATAGCTCCCCGTAACCAGTAGGTAGAGTTAATTGGATAATTCGTTAAATAGAAATTATCCATCATTTGTTTCAGGTTCTTGTTATCTCTGTCTGATGGGTCGACAAAGCCACTCATGGAAGTGTTGTAATTTCCGGATTCATATGAGCCCATTAAAATGCCTGTGTGTAGTAAATATTTTTATATCACATATAACATTTATTTGAGTACTTAAGAATAAGATTTGATGGTAAAATACAGCCAAAATAGGAGATAAGCATGGAAAATTTAAATGAGTTCACCTCGATCATCACAATTTTAGGCGTTTTCATTGCTAATGGCACATTAATAATACCTTTATGGTTATGGAATAGATCAGAATCACGTGCGGATAACAGAGAAATTATTGCTCTCATAAATGCAATTCAAACAGAAATGAAAGATTTTCATGGTAGACTGTGTTCTATAGAAGAAAGAAATAAAAAACAATAATTTAAAACCCATGTATTAATCAAATAACCCTTCTTCAATATGCTTGAACTCTTCTTTGTGAAACTTCCATAAATGCTTAAGGTGTTCTATAAGTTCTTCACCTGATCCGACATCAAATAAATTACCCACTTCCCCATTCTCCGGTAAGTACCATTTCACAATAGTTAATCCATCTATGTCTTTAACATCTATAGCTAACCTGCCACATTTTGGACATTCCCACACATTACGGTCTTTATATTCATAACAACCCCTTAAGTCTCCTTCCATAGTATTTGGACAAACGGTATTGGATAATCTATTTCCGCAATTACACCTTAATGATGCCATCAAAACCCCTGTATCTGACTGTTAAATTGTACATTATAACCATATTCTTCTAAAAATTCTTTAGCCCATTTTATTTTATCTTCCACCCTTTGTCCCGCTGGCTGTCCTTTATGCCATAATTCAAGGTTTTCTATTCTGTTGTCGTCTTTTATACCATTTTTATGGTGTACATTTTCACCTTTTCTTAATGGACGACCCAAATGTTCGGACATAATATAAGTGTGTTCTAGTATTTTATTTCCTCTATGACAATTTGGATGATTTGGTCTTGATATAACCTTATATCCTTGATTGGTTAAGTGTCCTTCTTGCCCAGTTTTTGATTTTATTTTTAAACGACATTCTTTACTACACGTTAAATTTAACATATATCTATCGAACACAAATAATTTATTGCAAGCTATACACAAACCCTCCATTCCATCTTTTTTACTATTTCTTCTCCGTTTAGCTTTACAAGCATTTGAACAGTACAATCTTTTTGAAAGTGACTGATATTCGAATTCCTTATCACAAGTTTTGCATTTTTCTTTTATAATTGGTCTTCTTGAAACGTACTCAATAGCTAATTCTTTTCTTCTTAATCTTCCTTGATCGCTTCTCCAATATTCAGAAGCTTTTATCCTAGCTGACCTCATATTTTCAGATTGAATCTTTCTTAGTTTTTCCTTTTCCATAAATCCTCCATGATAATAGTTACTATTATACCATATCGGATATACCATATCAATCAAAAAACATTAATGTCTTGATTAAACTGAGAATACATATCATTATTTTGGAACACATGTCTTCTTAGTTGATCATAAGACATATAGTCGTCTGGATTACTAAACTCTCCACTCTTCATAAATGGCGTTAGGCTATATCTTAATGCGTCATTTGCATGGTCTAAATGCTTAATAGGTTTATCCTCACCTCTCTCACTTGCCTTTGGACACCACGCATAGCTCTGTAATTGCTCTATCAAATTCTTACAAGCCGCTTGAACCACTATATTTTTACCAGCTATAAACTTATTGCATGTCTTTATCCCTAGCAACACATCATTATTAGCATCTATTACAGGTAAATCAGCTTGTCTGAGTGCTATTTTAAAGCTTGCTGCTGCTGGGTCAACATAAATGGCTTGCACATTCTTGTATCCCACAAATTCTTTAATATCTTTCACAAGCTCTGCATCTGTTTTAGGTCTACCTGTGATGGCTGAATCGTAATAATATTCTGACTCTACCCTAAATTGTGGCCATGAATGAGGAGAAACAGCTCCAAGAACTGCTGCCGTGGCGTTAGTTGTTCCATAATCTATACCAACCAAATAATAATTTGGATTAGATTGTGGGTGAGTGTAAATATTATCATTATCAAAATCTGGGTATATAGCTCCTGTGGCTTGACACCAAAGTCCTTGGATAAACCTTTTATGCCAAACACCTGTAAAAGAAGACTTAATTGCGTTTTTGTAAGCTTCATCTAATACAGGGTTATCATCTAAATGGAAATTCCAAAATACTAAATCATGTATGTCTTGTCTATCTAAATATTGCTTCTTGAGCCAGTGTGCAGGCGAAGTTGGATTACAGGTAGCCAATAATTTAGCGCCCGGTACGCTTAAACGTGTTTCTAACATCTTAAAGAACGGCTCTGGTATACATGTGCATTCATCAATATAAGCCAAAGCGAGCGTGCTTCCTTGAATAGTAGTTACAGCTGAAACGTCAGGCGCACCAACGAAATACACATCACGACCATAAAGTTGTGTCTTATTACACATTGGTGAAGGACAAGGAAAACCAAGACGTTTATATAAGTGAGTGAGTACGTTTCTGTGAATAGTTGAACGGTTAACGCCAATAATCATGGCATCACCGGGAGGCCCATTCTTTAAATCAAATATAAATCTCTCAATACTAGAGAAAGTCTTCCCTGACCTTACAGCCCCCACCCAAATATTGAATCTATGTGTAGCTTCACAGAATGATTTATCCTGTTTAGGACTCGTTGGCACTATTCAAAACCGCTTTTTTTAATTCTTGATTCTCATGCTTCAACATCATATTTTCATGTTGTAAATTAATTGTGTCTTGTAGAGGTGCTGTTAGGGCAGCTATTTCAGGCTCTTTCATTCCAAGCCGACATCTAGCTAAAAATATTAAAGCTGTAATGTTACCTGGAGCGCTATTGTTCATGGCTTTTGCATGTAACATAGCTTTAATATCACCCTTTCCGCCCTCTGCAATATCTACATGATAATCTTGGAAACTTTCACCGTATTGTTTTTTAAATCTATAATAGAATGTATCGCTCTGAATTCGCAACTTAGCAGCTATTTCTACACCCCTGCAACCAGCTTCAATTAATTTATGTACGTATTCCCAGTTTATTTCTTTTTCAGGTCTTGCCATGTGTCTGTATGTTTTTTAAAATAATATATACACTGACGCGTGTAAAAATTCAATATATTATGTTAATATGACAAAAAAGAGGGGGCTTGTATGTGGTTAATTTTATTAGTTGTTACATGCATGTTGTATTGCAGCTGCCATTACATCAATACAAGAATAGGCTTAGAGGATGATAATGTAATTGAAGAAGTTGTTGAGGTTGTAATAGAAAAAGAGACTGGGTTAGATATAGACCTAACCCCAGAATCTATTGAGAAATAATTACAGATCTATATGACCATACTCGTCCACTGTATATGTTTCACCGGATGGACTCATTGTCACACAGCATTCGTGCTCTATTGCATGTATACAATTTGCTACACACATAACAGCTAGTAACATCATCATTTTTTTCATACATTCTCCTTTTTTAAAATGGACGTGTGTTGTTTACAATCACGCCAGAATTGTTTTTTGGGTGATTCATGTTATCACCTATAGCATCACTGAATAACCATCTAAAAAATCGTTTAAACATTAATACCTAGATGGGCAAGATGTGTTAGTACAAGGCTGCCCCTCTGGATAATTTCTATGGCAATAAGGACATTTCCAATGTTTGATCCACTCTTTTTTGTTGCATTCCACTTCACTTTCTAAAATGTAAATACCTTTTTTATTTGAATGCACATTTTTAACTTTCATGAGTTCATTATTTCCCATATCCAGATAAATTTCATTCGTTTGCATATCCAGTTTTGTGCTATCAATATACATTTTTTGAGCACCGAAAACAGATGCTCCTAACATTAAAAAAAATAAAATAATCTTATTCATTGTCTCCCCCATCCTTTTGTTTTTACTGATTCTTTCAACTCATTAACTTCTTTTTCTAAATTAGTAATCTTTCTCATATACCAAAATTCGCTTATAATCAACACAACAAGTGCTATCAAAAGGATAGAACATATTGCTAAATCAATATATTTAAAAATATCATAATCCAGACAACATTCACAAGTCATTTTTACCTAATAATTTAATTGCTTCTGCTACCTGAAAAGAAAACTTAAACCTATCTATAATTTCTTCTGCTGGATAAAGAGGATGTGTTTTTAATAACTTTTCTAGAATTTCAACACAATGAAAATGTGTTAAACACGCTTCTTTTATGTTGTTTGTCAAAAATACATCTTCTGTCACTGTATCAATTCCAAAACTTGTCATAAAAGACACTTCATCTTCTCTACTAATCATTCCGTGTGTAATACAGGAAATATGTTTGGGTAGTTCATGTAATATGTATAGCTGATTCACTTTAACCCCAATGTTTTTAATTCTTTGTAAATGCTGAGGCGTGATACCTCAAGCTTCCTAGCTATTCTACTAATTGATACACCTAATTGCATCATTTTTTTCATTTCTTCTATTTTTGTCTGTGTCATAACTTTTTTACGACCTAAATATTTACCCTCTCTTTTTGCTTTAGCTATACCTTCAGCTTGCCTCTCTTTAATAAGAGAATGTTCGAATTCAGCTACCGCACCAAACACGCAAAAAAGAAGGTTAGACATGGGATCTTTTTTATCACAAAATTTTAGATTCTCTTTAATAAAATGAATCTGGATTCCATTTTTTACAAAATGATCCACTAATTCTTTGAGATCGGACATGTTTCTAGCTAATCTATCTAATGAGTGAACAAACACAATATCATCTTCCCTGACATAATTTAACAATGATTGTAGCTCTGGTCTTTTGGTGTTTGTACCCGACGCATAATCTATAAATTTCTTATCTAACTCCATGTCCGCTAATTGTCTGTCTGGGTTTTGATCTTCTGTGCTAACTCTAATATAACCAATTCGTTTACCTGTCATTTTATGATGACTCCAAGTTATGTAATTTTATATCGCCAGATGAGCCGGATTCTATATATTTTTGAAAATACTCTTCATTTTTTTTCATTCTAAAAATAAAACACTCTTTCTCTGGATCTGGTAAATTGTCAAAATTAAACATTCTGTGAGCGTCTATCATATGATTAGCCAATAACCTGCATACGGTACGAGGATCTTGAGTTAAGAAATATTCTGTAAGAGAATCAATGACTTGTTTGTTTGTTTTCATTTCTTCCTAGACTCCTCAATTTTACATAATCTTCCATGAAAATCTTTAGATTCTTGTAGAATAGCTAAATGAAAAGCTTTCATTTCCTCTCTAATTGCCGCTACTTGATTATCCATATGTCGCCAATCATTTCTTGATTCAGTTCTAAACCAAATAATTAAACCAGCATTTGCAGCGAATAAAGATAATATTTGGATCCAAGTTTCATTCATTGTTTTCTTCCTTCTTTAAGAAGATCATAAAACATATTATATGTAGCGTCTATTCTTGCATTAGCTGCATCCATTCTTGCGTTAGTTGCTGATATGTTCGACATGTTATTTAAACAAATAGAAAGAAGGATGGCTGCTATTGCTATGTTAACACCGATAATAGCCACTGTATCCGCATGATTTTTCAAAAAACTTATTTTAGTATCCATATTTAAAACCTCTTTTTGTTAAACAAATTCTAGACTTATTATACAAAATTGTCAATCAAAATTAAAACCACCTCATTTGTATACAACAATTATTTTAATTAAGAAATCATGGGGAGTACCCCAGATTTACAGTAGAAATTAGTTGAATTAAAAAAGTTAGAAACAAATGGAAACAAGATCGACCCCTCTTGGGGATATTTATAAAAAGCTAAGTTAAATCCTTAAATTTGCTAAGTTAGGGGTTTAACTTAGCTTTTTATATCAAAACGTGCAGCAAAAGAGGTCATTTTTCCGTCAGAACGTGTAGCACTTTCAGAGGTAAATAGGTGATTTTTACTTCTTATACATTTCTAATACATCAAAATGACACCATCGATCTACTTTACTTTTTGGTATTTTAGATATTTTTTGGTATTCATCACCTAACAGCCACATTTTTGGAAATTGAGGATGAGGATGTATTATAAATATATTCTTATATTCTCCATAAAAATATGAGATAAAATTTTTATAAAATCTGGCTAATGCTACATATGGTCTTTTATAATTCAATAAAATCAAAACCATATCTTTGTCTTCTGGCAATCTGTCTTTTGCGTAAATCCATTCCATTTTTTTTATTTTACAACCACACTCTAATGTGTGCTCCCCACACTTATCACATTCGCCCGACATTAATTACTCCTAAATTTATAAGATAAGTCACCAAATATATTCCTGTAAAATTTAAATAAATTAAGAGCATTAAAAGGAATACAGACACAATGACGAATATCGTCAAATTCGCTTATTTCCCAATATGAAATCAAAAAATATTTTATTTCTGTATTTTTACACTGGATCTCATAAACTCTTAAATCCCATTCTTCATTTTCAGAGTCACTTTCCTCAATGTCACTTGGCCAAATTTTGAAAATAGTGTAAATGGAAATAAAATTTCTTTCTCCACCTTGAGCTTTAATTAAAGCGTCTTCATAAGTATCATCTTCTTTCCATTCAATAAAACAATAATCACTTGTTCCGTATATAGGTATATTCACTCCATCATCTAGTATCTCTACTGCTGGAATCATTTATTTCTCCTTTTTTACATACAAACACACGCTACTTTTTCATTTTTACAAACTGAGCAATAATCATCGCACCTACATTCACCTTTTGCTTTATCACATGTTCCGCAGTTAAATGAGTAGCAATTAACTTGACGTTTATAACGTTTACATTGATCTAAAAACTTTTGAAGATCTTTTTTTGGAACTTTTGGATAAGTTACAGGACATTTATACCAATGAGTTACTTTGTGTAATTGCACAATTTTATATTGTATTTCACAGTCACAGTATATGGAATCACAATCACATTCATAAAATTCGTAAGTTACTAACCATTTTTTTCTATAATAAATTGCTTCATGTTTTTTCTGTCCGTTTTGAACTAATACTTTCCAATTTTGGAAAGGAAGTTCATCCTCTACGCTTATCCAATTCTTATCTTTCACTCTTACCTATAATATTTAATAATTTATATACACTTATACCTGAAATTGGGTATAGGTGGGTAATGGAAAAGTGTGTATTTTGCCACTCTAATCAGATATCTATAACAGTAAAAAAAGATGATATGGTACGTTATTCATGTAAAACTTGTGGGACTAAAACTGATAGACACAAGTTAGATGAGATAGTGGATAAAATCAAAATTCACATCCACAAGATGGACAAGTAGTTAGTTTTCATCAAACAAATGAAACTTCTCACCGTTTCTTATAACTGTGTAATCATTCCCTTCTTTCTTTCTTTCCTTTATCCACCTTCTCACTATCACATCACAATAAGCTTGTGATAACTCCACCCCTATACACTTTCTATCAAGTCTTTCTGCCGCAATTAATGTTGTACCTGAGCCAAGAAAAGGGTCTAATATACAATCATTTTTGTTTGAACTATGAGTTATTATATGTCCAATAAGAGGCAGTGGTTTCATGGTCGGGTGAAGATCACAAGAGGATACTTTAGAAAATTCAAATGTGCTATGAGCGTGTCCTTCATTTGGAAAATTAAATACATGTTTACCTTTTGTTGCATAACATATTAATTCACCGTCCCAAGTCCAATGTCTTTTCATTAAAGAAGGCATAGGGTTATTTTTTTTCCAAACACACCAACCATAATGAGTTGCCCATTGTTTCATCCATTTCCATATATCACCAGCTAGGTGGTGACTTGTGAAAATATAAATAGATATGTTTTTTGGCAATTTACTTTTTATATTATCAAGAAAAAGTTCAACATCAAAATTTTTATCCCATTCGCTATCTTTTAATTTTTTAGCCATTTTATTTTTAGATCCTATAGCTACCATTTTATTTTCAGAAGAATGATTAAAAGGAGGATCTGTGACCATCAATATCGGCTCATTATTACCCATGACCTTATTAACAGTATCGCTATCAGTACTATCACCGCAAATAAGACGATGGTTTCCGAGTTCATATAAGTCACCTAATTTTGTTATGGCATCTTCATCTTTTGCAGGTTCTAAAACTTCCGAGTCATCCTCTAATGACTTAGTGTCATCTTTATCCTCACTTTCTAAACCAAGTAACTGCTGTTCTGTGAAACCCCACTCTAATAAGTCAAGCATCTCCCATTCATTAGCCAATATCTCATAATCCCAATTACCCTGATTTAAGTTATGGCCTATACAAAGGTGGTTAACCTCCTCTTCCGTTAGCTCCCTATTGGGAACCCAGCAATCCACTTCCTTTACTTTCTGTTTCTTAAGAATTTTAATGCGTTGATGTCCGCCAATAATGGTCATGTCTGTATTGACTATAGGTAAGTCAATTAACCCAAACTTAGCAATCAAATCGGTTAAGTTCTGCATCTGATCTTTTGTGATAGAGCGTGGGTTTTTAGGGTGAGGTTTTAGGTTTTTTATGGGTATTTTTTGGATATGCCAGTTAATCATTTTTCCTCTTTGCATTCTTTACAATATGTAGATTCACATCTAGGACATATCCAATATTCTGGATTCCATGGTTCGTATCCAATTACTAATTGGAGTTTAGTGCCACACTTACAAAACTTTGGCTTACAGTCACATTCTTTACACATGCTAACATTTATATCAGAATCATAGATTTTAATTTAGTTGATTTTTTAACATGGGTGTCTCAAACTTGTTACACGGTTAAACAATGAGCATGATACAGATGGAATTAAATTTGGATAATAAAAGTGATATAGAATTAAAATATGACGAATTAAAAGTCGAGTTGGCAAATACAAAAGAAAGCTTGCGCAAGATACAGAAAAAACTTTTCGGAGAAATGTCCTTGCTGCGCAAGGTTTGCTTAACTCAGCAAAAAGAAATCCAAGAGCTAAGAGATGAGCGTCAAGGTAACAAATCTCAGAAGCCCGTAACTTGGATATACGAAAAAGGGGACTGTCTCTTTATTGAAGAGAAACAGGAAGCTGTTTGCTAACGGATTTGTTAGCTAATAACACATGCCAATAATTAACAAACTTGTTAGTTGGGCTCTCTAAATGAAGTTAAAATTCTATAACAAGGTGAGCATACATAAATAATGCTTTCTTTTATTTCTCCTGTAGTAAACTCTTTTTTTTTAACTTCATAAACACATGTAGATTTACCACACTCTTCACATATGCCAGCTTTCCTAACCATATTCAATCTCCACCCTCAATGTTGTACGTTTAGCTTTTTCTTGTTTATAGGACACTTCTATACGTTTATCATCATCTGCCCTACCCACCCTAAGGCCCGGTATCAGTAATTCGCAAATTTGGTCACATACGTATTTAAAACTTGATGGTAAATTATCGTGTGCATCTAACTCGCGTTCCGCTAACCTAATTAGAGTAATTTTGCATGGAAGCGTAACTTCTTTGATATCTTTTGCCATAGCTATTTTTACTATCTTTTTCTGTAGCCTATGACGTTTAGCTTTTACTGTCCAATGCTGAGAGCAATTTAATTCACTCACTGTGCGCAATGGTATGTTCCAAGTTAGTTTTTTCATATAGTCATTATCCCTAATTGTTTCATATAAAAACAAAACTTTTCCTTAAATTTCATCTCTGCGTATGAAATTACTTTATAGAAACCTTGACCATCTTTTGAGAGTTCCACGTGATCTTTTCGTAGCTGAATATCCACTTTATTTTTTGCTAATTCTATATGCTTCTTAGCAAATTCTTTTCTTTCTTCAATAGGGTCAACTACAATAAGTTTAATGTCTTTAGAACCTTTGCCTGTTTTGCATCCCCACTTAATTGCTGCTGCTAAGCATTTAATTTTAGTCGTTTCATGAGTTGCCCATACTAAACATTCGATAACAATCGATTCGACATACATTCGTGTGATTTCGATTTTGTCATATTCTGGAATATCGATCGATTTTAAGCATTCATAGATTTTTACCGGCTCTGGATTTTTTTTCTTCAAAGAAACAGCAGCAAGATTTTTAGGTGCTTCCTGCTGTTGTTTCTTTTGTATAGTTTCTTTTGTATTAGTTTCTTTTGTGGGTGTCTTTAGGTCACTAGGGTAGTGTCTTTCGGTCACTGGTCTAGTGTCTTTAGGACACTGGTCTAAATTATTTGAAAAAATTAACTCATCTTCTTCAGTCTCAATACCATCTAACTCAGAAAGGTGTTCTTGTTCCATTTCTTCCATATTCAAAGCGTAATAACATCTTTCTCTTCCAAGCACTCCAAACTTCTTCTTTATGACCAATCCTTTTTCTATTAATGAAGCTAAAGAACGACAAACAGATCTTCTTTCCATTCCAGATTTTTCTGATAATTGAGACAAGCTGATTCTATCAGCACACTTATGCCATCCAAAAGTTTGTCTTGTAAGAACAAGAATAACTCTAAGCTCCCCCTCTTTTAATGTTTTGAATATTTCATCATACAAAACGTTAGGGCTGTGTGTGTAATTTGATACTGGTAATTTTGGCATTTTATTCTCCTATCTTTGTTAAATATTTATTTAACTCTAAATTAAGTAGGAGAAAATCTGTTGATTATATATATACAAAATATGTATAGTGATACTACAACAACGATAAATCTCTTACTTGCCGGTAGAGTTAAGTTTTTGTTGATGCCCACGGTTAGTCGCCGTGGGTTTTCTCGTTTATTCCTCTGTTATCTTTTTTTCA